TCGAGCTCCTGGAAGGTGGTTCCCCCTTCATCCGCTGCCTGTGCTGCCGGTGGCGCAAGCCGCTCCTGATACGTGGAGCTCTTTTTGATAATGTCACCGATCCACTTGGGGAAGTTGTCGACCAGCTCCAGCGGGTCAGTGTCGAGATCAAACACCGTCGGCGGCTCCGACAGCTTGCCCCCCTTCATTCCCTTCGGCAGCGCCATCACGCTTCCGATGTTGGCATACGTCTTGCCCTCGCGCGTGCTATGGGTGATGTTGATGAGGCAGCTTTTCCCTACGATGTTCCGCAGGTCAAAAGCGGCCAGCTCCTCCGGCGAGAAATCCCGCCCGCGCCATGCGGCCAGATCCGCGCGCAGATTGCTCCGCTCATTGAGCGAGGCCGTGTAGCGCTTGCTGATCGTGCGCGGATGCGGACCGTCGTCCAGCTCAATGGTTTCCTCCGGGATCTCCCAACCGATCAAAACCTTTCTGGAGCTGTTTTTGTACTGCTCGCTGTACTGCATTCCCAAGTCAATGAGCATGCTGCACACCGCGAGATGTGTACCCTCGGGGATCGGCTCGATGCTGGAAGCGCTGCTTCCGTTGACTGTAAGAGACATTTTTTCTTTTCCTCCTGTATTTAATTAAATTTAATGCTGAATGTTTCCGGCTTCTCGACCGCCGTCACGCCTTCGACCACTTCCCCGGTCTCGGCGATCACAACCGCCCCGCTTTCCGGGTCAGCGGCCAGCCGCTTTTTAATCTCGCCCCACATGGGCTTGACCGTCACACTAAGCAGATCCTCGCGCCCGCTCTCCCGGAGCCAACCGGCAAGCGCCTCGCTGTCAACGTCAAAATCGACGCCCGCCTTTTTGCGGATCAACTTGCCCGAGAGAAGCTGATAGCTTTCCTGCGTCTTGCTGCTTTTGCACTTGACCGTCCGCATGTACCCGTCAAGCGCTGCCTTCAAAAAGGCGGTGTCACGCTCAAGCGCCGCGTCGAATCTGGCCTTTTTCTCGTCCAGCGCCGCCCGCTCCTGCTCAACCAGAGCAATAAGCCGCTCGTGCTCGTCTTCCGCTTCGCGGATCTTTTTCAGCGCCCATTCCGCTTTCTCGTCGCTGTCGATCACAAAGCGCCCATGCTTCCCACAGTCCTGCTCCGAGTCCTCCGGATCATAAAAGTCTCTGGAATCATCTGTCATGCTTTTTTCTTTCCCCCTGTTCTCTTTTCCTCTCAAAGACACACCTGCCGCGCGAGATCCGCCTTTGTGACCCGCGCCGTGGCGGGATTGAACCGGATTTTTTTCGCCGCCGTCTGTCTGGTCACGCCTAAAAACCGCGCCACCTGTGCCTGATTGAGCATCCCGCAATCCGGGAACATGGCGTTAAGCTGCTCGATTGTGTCCCTGTAACCGGCCTTTTCCCGGCTCATGCGCCAGCCCTCTTTTCCGGCTGCGCGTCCTGCGCCGCCTGCTGAATCTGCGCCGCGCCGAGGACATCCAGCGCGATCCGCGCCCCGTCCAGCCGGTCGATGAACTTTTCCTTGATCGGGTCAGGCAGCGCCGCGATCTTTTCAAGCATTGCCTTTTCCTTTTCCGACATAGCTTTTCTCCTTTCCTGTTTTTGTTTGGGAGAGCGGCGGGCGGCCTTGCCTGCGTCATGCGCCTTACGGTATCCATTCCCGCTCTTACCTTGCCTTCTTGCTTCGGCTTCCGCCTACTCCGTCTGCCTTGGCTCTCCCTCCGGGCCATGCCCTAACCCAGACCCCCGCGCATCTGCGCGGGACGCTCCCGGCTTAACTGGCTTTTTATTCTCGCCGGGACGAGTTTTGAAATTCACACGCTCACCGTCTCCGCGCTGTCATCCTGAAACAGCGGCGGCAGCTTTTTCTTTTTCTTCTCTTCCTTCTCCGCCGCCATCCGCGCGGCCTTGTATTCGTTGTATTGCTGTCTGTACAGGTAACTCTTTCCGAACACATTCCAGGCCGCTTTTACAAGCGTCGGTTCATAGGGCCGAATCTTTTCCAAATCCTCGACGGCCTTGTAGCTGATCGGGCAGCCGCAGCAGCCCGTTCGCGTCAGGCCGTAAACCTCATACGCGTCAGAGTACCGGATTTTGTAGTGCTCTTTGTACCAAGCCTTGTCCGCGTCGCTGACGTAGTACAGCGGGCGCAGCCGGAATTGACCGTCGCTTGTTTCGGTAAAGCACAGCGCCGTGTTATCCTTGCGCGGAACGCTTCTCATCCCGCCTTCATCCCGGCGCTCCCCGGTGATTATCATTTCAAAGCCCTTTTGCACTCTGTGCGCCGTGGCCTTTTTGCAGTAATGACAGCATTCCGCGCTGATTTTGAAATCCGGCGGGCAGACCTCAATGAAATCCCGCATATACTTCGAACTGTTAATCACAAGCTGTATATTCGGCCTCGGCTCCCCCGCCGCGTTGCAGCAGCAAAGGAAATTGATAACGCTCTCACATTTCGGGTATCGCTCTTTCAATTCCTTCCGCTTGGCCGCCTTATCCTCGGCCGCGTCATACTCCGCCGCGATACTCAGCGGCACGCCCTTCTTTTGCCACTCGCTCAGTCCCGCGCTCATGATTTTGCTCACAAACGGGATTCCCTCGCGCCGCGTCGCACTTACAATGTCGTTTCCCTTCGACGGCTTGACCTCCTCGATCTCCACGCCGTACTTTTCTGCCTGGGCCTTGACGTGCTCTTTCGTCGCCCGCATTTCAAGCCCCGTGTTGAAAAATACGTATTTCACCGGCGGCAGCTTGAACGCCTTCCGTGTCCGCTCAATCAGGTCGAGCAAAATGTCACTGTCCGCCCCGCCGCTGTAACTGCATATTGCGTTCGGGTGTTCCCTAAGCCTCCGGGCGATGATTCCCGTGATCGCCTGAAACTTGCGCGGCGCGTCAAAGTCTGCATATTCCGGGCGATCCGTGTATACCCGGCTGTGATACTGTTCCATTTTTCCCCCTTGCCCTCGTGACCTCCGGGGCGGGCTATTTTTATGCGATCTTTTCCGCTTTTCTTCTCTCGATCTCCGCGAGGCGCTTCATCTCTTCGTCGCTCCATACCGTCTCGTTGATGTCTTCAACCGTGAACCCGTTCATGTGGATGATGTAGCGCACGTTCGGCATCCAGGAGCACCGGGCTACGATCACTCGGCTCAGGTCGTCGCGGCTATGGCCGGGCGTCGGTTCGTTGGTGACTTCATCTGCTCCGGCGAGAATCTTCTTTGCCATGTACTGAAGATCGTGCTGGTCACGGGCTTTCTGCCCGATTTCCCATTCTTCATTTCTCCACTCTCTGATTGTTGCCATTTTTCTTTCCCCCTGTGTTTTATCTTGTTGACCTTGTGATACTAATATATCACATAGTTATTGCGCTGTCAATAGGAAATCTCACTTTTTTGTTGACACTGTTATATTTTTATGATATTTTATCTTCAGGGGGTGATTGCACGAAAAGCAGAATAAAAGCAATCAGAAAAGACGCGGGCCTGACGCAAGCCGCGTTCGGGGAAAGAATCGGAATTACTCAAAACTATGTGGCCTTGATCGAGGGCGGTTCCCGCGAACCGTCCGACCGCACAATCCGGGACATTTGCCGGGAATTTCATGTCTCCGAGGCGTGGCTCCGCACCGGGGCCGGGGAGATGTACGCGGACAAGACGCGGGAGCAGATGATCCAGGAGGAAATCGGGCGCTTGATGACCAATGCCCCGGACAGCTTCAAGGCGGCGCTGATCGCCGCGCTGCTGCGCTTTGATCCCGACGGGCCGGAGTGGACAATTCTGGAGGACGTTTATAACAGCGTCGCCGCCGAGCTTGCCGCGAATCCGTTGAAAGAATGACCCGCGAAAAAAGGAAAAGAGGGATTGACCCGTTGAAGGTCAATCTCTCTTTTCTCTCTGTGCCCTTTTTTTCGCCCTCTCTGCCGTTTTTGCCTCTTTCCCCCGCCCGGTACACCCGCAGCCGAGGAAATACGAATACGCGCCGAAAAGCGCCCGCTCCGGGGCCTCCTGCATTTGCCGGTTGATCGCCGCGATCAAAATCTCCCTGTCTGTCATTCTCTGTCTTTCCCCCTTGACAATTTTAACTTTTTTTAACTATAATAATTGTAAATCAATCACTGTCCAAAAAAGTGGACAGTCGATCCAAAAAAGATAAATTTCGGGAAAGATTTATCTTTTTGAGCGAAAAACAGGGGAAAGAAGAAAAATGAAAAAGATCGACTATGCGAGCCTATACACCCGCCGCAAGGATGGGCTGTATATGGGCTATTACCGCGAGCTTGACCACGACGGCAAGCCGACCGGCCCGCGCCATGCGGTTTATGACCGTGACCCGGCGCGCCTGTATGAAAAGATACAGGAAAAAGAGACGCCGCGCCGCGTGACCTTCGCCGACGTGTTGGAAGCGTGGGAGCGCCAGCACCGGGAGGAAATCAGCGACAGAACGTGGAAAAATTACGCCCATCACGTCGCCGAGCTGCGCGCCGAATACGGCTCCCGCCCCGTCGAGGACTTGACCGCCTTCGACGTGCAGCAAGACCTTTTGACGCAAAAGGCGCGCGGCCTGTCCTATACCGTTGTAAATTCCCGCCGCTGCATCTGGCGCATGGCGCTTGACCACGCCGTTGGCGATCCAGATATCCGGCTCCCGTACAATCCCGCCCTCAGCGTTAAAAATCCGAAGGGCCTCCCGAAAGGCAAGCGCAGCGCGCCGGAGGATGATGTTATAGACGCCATAATCGCCGGGAAGGATGATCTGGATTTTGGCTTTATCCCGTTTTTCCTGATCTGCACCGGCCTTCGCCGCGCCGAAGCGCTCCACCGGCCTCTCTCTGACGTAGACCTGCAATCCTGGCAAATCCGCATCCCCGCCGCCAAAACCGAGGCGGGCGTCCGAACCGTCCCAATTATCGACCCGCTCCGCGCCCCGCTGCAGGCGTGGATCGCCGCGCACCCCGGAAAATGGCTTTTCCCGCACCGTGACTATCACGCCGGGCGAAAAGCCGTTGACGGCTACATGACCGACTCAAATTGGGAAACGGCCTGGGCCGCCTACTGCGCCGCCCACGGCTGGACGGACGAGGCCGGAAAACCGACAATCGGCGCGCATCACCTCCGGCACGGAACCGCCACTCTGCTCTTTGAGGCCGAGGTCGATGTCTACACCATGCGTGACGTTTTAGGCCATGCGGATATAACGACCACGCTCAAAATTTACACCGACCTGCGCAAAAAATACGCCGCCAAAAACGTCAAAAAATTCTCCCGAAGCATGACCAAAAAAACGACGCCGAAAGCAAAAAAGGCCGGGGCATGACTCAAAAAGTCCGCCCCGGCCTTTACAACATTTTTACAACAAATAATGCAACATGAATTAACTTTTTCATACTTTTTATGCGTCAAGCCGAAAACGCCGCAATCATCAAATCAAGCCCAAAACCGATTAAAAAGTGCAATAAACAGTAAAAAACCTCTCATTTCTGAGAGGTTTTAATCTTGGTGGGGGAAGGTGGATTCGAACCACCGAAGGCATTGCCAGCAGATTTACAGTCTGTTTTTTTATCAGTATTTGCGCGGGTTTTCACGCTGATTACAACAGGCAATACAACAATTCAGCTCCCGCTTACCATCCGGTCAATGTACTCGCTGGCGCTGATCCCCAGCTCTCCGGCTCTGCGCTTGATCGTCTCGACGGTGGAGGCGGCGAGGCTGTAGCAGACCTGGACGCGGCTGCCGTCCTCTGTGACCGCCCCGAAAATCGCCTCATACTCCTCGCCGTCGAGGTGCTCCTCGGCCCATGCCTTTGCCTCGGCAAATGTCATGGGCATGATGCGCTCACCTCCCCGCCAGGAGTTCGTGCCGACTGTCTGCGCGTACTGCGTCAGCGGGCCGCCCTCGCCGTGGAGGAAAAACTCCCCGGTCTTTTTACGGTAAAGGGTCTCGCTGAATTGGTGGAAGTCCCGAACGTCCGCCATGTTCGACCAGCTGGCCATCTTCTTTGCGGTCGCGGTGTCGTAAACCTTACCGCCGATGATCTTTTTCATGCTTTCCCCTCCAAATTTTTCTCCGCGAGGTCAAGCGCCTCGTGGTCAAATCGCGTCCAGTACGTCTCCTCGAGCGGTAGCTCATGCCGCATGATGCAAAACGGCTCGCCGAGCTGCTCATAGTGCACGCCGGACTCCGTCACCCAGTAGGAGCGGCGGCCGATCTTAAACTCCGTCTCCCCGGCCGCGATCCGGCGGGCGATCGCGTCAAGTGTGCGCTGTGTGTAGAGCTTCCGGGCCTGCTCCCGGTGCATCATTACGATTTCTGACTTTTTCATTTTCTTTCTTCCTCCTTTTTAATCGCTGATTTTGCAAACGCAAACGCCGTTGTGGATGATGCTCTCATCGATATCGTTGCCGCCCTCGGCCCAATCCCCGCCGACAAGATAGGTTGCGCCGTCGCGGTTATAACCGATAACGTCACGGAGGGTCTTTTCAATCTGCTCCACCGTGGGCCAGTCACGGACGCGCAGCGTGCAGACACCAGGAAGCTCGCCGCCGTCCCAAAAGCCGAGCTCCTCGTTATACGGGAGATCCTCGCCCCAGTTGGCCGGGTCGTCCTGATACCACTGGTGGCTGTTGGGAAACTCAAAACCGGCCTCGATGCCGTCACGGTCGCGGCGGATACCGTAGCACTCGAACTCTCCGCGCTCGATGATCTCCAGAACTTCCTGAGCTGTCATTGTTTTGTCCTCCTTGTTTTTGACTCTCTTTAACTTACGAGTCTATTATAGCAAAGAGTTTATGTATTGTCAAGCAGAAAATTGAGAAAACAGGGCAAAAATGCAAAAAAAAAATAAAGCCCTCCGGGAAATCCCAGAGGGCTTGTCTGTTATTCTGCTGTCCCGTCCGTGTCGGGCGGCTCGTGGTCTTTGTCGAGTTTTTCCCGGTATTGCTTCAGTCCGTTTTTAATCCACCGGGGCACCGGCGCGCCCATCTTCTCCGCGTTCTCGGCGATGCTGCCGAGCTCCGTAATAATGTACCACAGCAGCACGATAGGTGTAATCAGTGTCGGCAGCTCAAAGCCCAAATCCAGGCCGGACGAAACGACAATTTTTAACGCAATATCGCAGAGCGCGGCGACAAGGACGGCAAAAATCTCGCCGAGCTTGTGCCAGACGCCCTCACGGGCAATGGAGCTTGACCACTCCCCGGCCTTGCGGGCGGCAGCGGTGCCGGAAAGATAATCGAGCAGAAAGCAGCCGATCCAGACAAGGACGGCCCAGCCCAACCAGCCCCAAAGGGCCGTAAAAAATGCGAGTGTGGCGGCAATCGCCGCCTTGATTTCAGTTGCTTTTTCAGGTGCAGGCATCATGTGTGCCTCCTCTCAGTTACAAGGACAGCAGCGCCGCCCAGGTTTTTCTCCCGGCGATCCCGTCGGGCACAAGGCCGCTCTCGGCCTGGAAAGCCATCAAGGTATTGTGCGTTCTCGTGTCGTAAATACCGGACACGCCGCCGGTGTGATAGCCGCGCGCAATCAGGAGCGCCTGCAGCGCCATCACGTCCGCGCCGTTCATCCCGGCGCAGAGCTGCCGGGGCGGCCAGAATGGGGAGTCCGGATCGTCCGGCGTGTCCGGCTCTTCCGGCAGCGGCTCGCCGCCGGAAAGCTCGTCGCGCCACCGCTGCGCCTGCTGATAGCGGACGGCGGTGTTTTTGACAGCCGGGTTTTCATACTTTTCGCAGACCAGCCGCGTGAGCTCGTAGAGATCCGTGGACGTGCAGAGCATCGACCAGAGGCCGGAAAAGTCCCTTTTGAGCTCCTGCACGGCGTAGTCGATCTGCATGTCCTCGAGGCCGATGCTCACGCCGCGAGACCGGGCAAAATCGTACAAGCCCTCTTTCCGCGGCTGCCACGTCCATTGAAAAAGCCCGTAGCCGCCCCCGCCGGGGCCGTGCTTCACAAATTCCTCCCGGCCGATCGCCCCGGAGTCCACGCGCGCGGTGTACTGCTGAGATACGGCATACCCGCTGGAAAAATCCGACTGTACCCGACAACTGCAACAATTCGATTCGCACTCGGCGTTGCCGATCATAGCGAGCGCGCCCTCGGCGGTCATGCCGTGCGCGCGGAAGCGGGCGTATAGGTTTGACGCGCCCATAAAATCACCCTCTCTCAAATTGGCGGCGGTCAGCATCTACATCAAAACACCGCGTGGCACGCAGTCCTTCGACGCTGAGCGCCGCCCCGATCTTGACTTAAAGTGTCCCTTTAGTCATTAACCTAAGTCTCGTCGATTGTCTGCCACATAAAGGTCACTGTCTGTGATTGTGACATACTACCACGCCCGACAGCCGAGACGGTAAACCCCGAAGCGCTCCGCGCAGATACCCAGTACGCTATATCAGCGATGTCCGCAGTGCTGCCGGAATCGGAGAATATGCTTAAAAGCACAACGGGAGCGGCAGCATAATTGATCGGCAGTGTCACGCTATGTGTGTTGAGCGAATTGCTCACAGCGAGGCTGAACGTGCCTTGCTGGATGTTACGGCTGGGAATTTTGTTCCTACCGTTGCCGATATACGTCCCCGGCCCGTAAATCCTTTCACCGCCGATAGACATCGGTATCCACCTGCCTGACGGCGGCGGGTTTCGCGGAAGAGCTTGAATGCGCGTAATTGGGTTCCACACGCCAATATCAATTTGCAAGTAGTCGCCTGTCACATTGAAGCGGCTTCCGAGAATCGTCAGTTCACCTGAGCGCGACACAATAATCTTATTATTGTTGAATGTCACTGGGGGATTTGACCCTTGCGGGAAAAGCTCAAAAGCACCAGACTGAATTTGCAGTGTGTTGAAAACAATCGGAACGGTGTAGCACAGAGCGAAATCCGAGATGACAATAACATCTCCCATATCAACCGGTTCTGTCCCATCTCCTGTTACATTGACTCGCGTCGGGAGATCAATCATCGTGCTGATCTGGTCGAGGTTCCGAATCTCATTTTGTAGTAAGAAAAATCTGTTATCGTAGCGATAATCGAAAGTTTGCAGATAACGATTTGATACCCAACTCGCGGTTATCGTGGGGATTACAGTTTTGTTGATCGGCAGAGCCGTGAGGAAACCATTGTTTTGTGATGCCCCGATATAAGACACGCGCACACTATAGAGCTGCCCGTCAGAGCCAAATTCAAAGCCTTGCAACTCGCCCAGCTTCCAGCGACCGGCTTGGTCGATCGCGTCGATGCAATACCAAGAATCGACAACCGGATTCAATTCGATCAATCCGCTGACCACAAGATTATCAGGCCGCGAGATGTAGAAACGATTGTCCCAAACGCAGAAATCCTGATTAAACATTACGTCAGTTGGAATGTAGACCTGATTTGTTACGGCTGTTATTTCGCTACCTCCATTGGAAATCAGATAGATGCGATGATCCCCACCGAGGGCATACAACTTGCTATTCACCCAGTCATACGAAACACCCATCGCGTTAAACGCCGGGGTTTGCACCTTTTCATAGGTGGTCAACGTAGAATCATATTTGTACAAGTAGTAGGCGCTTGTAGCCGTCTCATAGTCAAGTGTTGGGGCGATCCAGATGTTAGTTCCATCAAATGCAACGCTATTGGCATGGCCCCCTTCAATGTTAACCGTGCTGACGTGACCATTTGTTTCCATGTCGAAAATGTGGGCTGTGACCGTATTGCTATGTGTTTCCGTTCTATCGTACAGATACCCGTCAAATAAATATGCCTTGCCATCAATTACCAGACACGCGCTGGGCAGCAGATTTGTAATCCAGTCACCGAGATAGATGGGCGTTACGCACACGGCTTTCGGTGTGGCGGCTGTTACGGTTTGGAGTGCGTCTATGTCATTCCTCACCGACCCGTCCCATTTCCAAGTCCCGTCTCCTTTCGCCATAGGCACATCCCCGTCAGCAGCGTCAAGCGCGGAAAGTGACCCCGCTTCAAGCTCACTTACAGACGACTTTAAATCATCAACGTCCGCGCTCAGTTCGGAGTAATCCTCCGGGATCAACTCCAACACTTCCGCGCCTTTTTCCTGGACGGCCTGGACCTGAGCAGCCCCGGCAGTATCCACAGCGGCGATCTGAGTTGCCCCGGCCTGATTGATCGCCGTGATCTGCTCCGCGCCCTTGGTTTCTACCTCGGTAACAGTGGCAGCGGCATCAGCGGCAGCGGCCCCGGCAGCGGTCGCGGCAGTCTGCGCAGCGCTGGCAGCGGCCTGCGCGTCCTCCGCGCTCTGCGCGGCGAGCTCCGCGTCGTCATGGGCAGATTCGGCGGAATACCCAGCCGCGATGTTCTGCTGTTGGGCGTAATCCGCTTCTCTCCCGGCGATCTGCGCCGCTTCCGCCGCCTCTGCCGCCTTTGCTCTGGCAAGGGCGGCAGCCTGCTGGGCGGTCTGCTCGGCGGCTTCCGCGCCTGTTTTCGCCGCCTCAGCGCCGGCCTGGGCCGTCTCAGCGGCAGTTTTTGCCGCTGCCGCTAAATCTGCCGACGTTCCCGCCGCCTCCGCGCTCTCCGCCGCGTCAAGGGCGTTCTGCTGCGTCTCGGCGGCAATCTCCGTCAGGCGCTCGAGCCAATCCTCATACGGCTCGGGCGGATCGCCCGCCGCGCCGAGAGACGGGGCGATCAGCACCCGGAAAATCGCGTTTTTGACGATCACTCCGCTGACGGTATAGACAAGCTGGGCCTGTCCCTGCCCTGGCTTTTCCGTCGCCGTCGCGTCCGGCGTCCAGGTTGCGGTGGTGCCGTCAATGTCCAGCAAAACCGGATACGGCTCCGCGTCGCCCGGGCGCTGCAGGAGCAGCTGCAGGACGCCGGAACCGTATTCCTCCGCCCAGGCGGAAAAGTCAAAAGCAACGGGCCGCGCGCCGGTCTCGCCGACGTAGCCGACGGAGAGATACTGCAGCGGGCAAGCGCCGAGATTGATTGCTGTAATGTTGTCCATGTTGCGTCCCTCCTTATGTCGCCGCGTAAGCGACAACGGTATAGACCCGCGCGCCGCGTGGATTTCCCCAACTGACTCCGCCTGAATCTGTGCCAGCATAGATGTAGTAGTTGCCGTCAAGTGCGGACACGTCAAGCGACGGCCCGCGCCCGGAGACCGCGCCATCAAAGGTTTCAACCGTCACCTGTGCCGCCGGGGAAGACCAGGCCCGCGCGTCCGCGCCCTCAGAGACAAAAAGCACGACGCGCGTGCTGCCACTTCCGCTTCCGCCGACAAAGGTGTCAAGCGCGGCCTGCAAGCTGTTGATCCCAGATAGATTGACGGGCCCAACGCGGACATACGCATACTGCGCCGTATTCGCCGCGCCGGTCACAGACGCGGGGAGAAGATACGCGAGATCGCTTGACCCGTTGCACACCGCCGCCGCGCTCAAATCGCTGCGCGGGACGTTATTCGCCCACAGCATCGGCTCCGGCGCGCCGCCGCCGGACATGTTAAGAACGAGACTCATGCGCTCACCGTCCTTTGCACAATTGCCGTCAGCGCCGTGCCAGGCGTGCGTGCCGCGTGGAAGGTCATAGACCCGTCAACCGTGACCGCGTCCGCATAGACGCCCGCGGCGCCATAGGCTGTCATATCCGCGCCGGAAGGCGCGACGATGTAGGCATAGCCGGACGCTAAAAACCGCGCGTCAGAAATCGTCTGCGCGCCGTCTGTCCAGCCCGCGACGGGAAGAGAGACAGAAAAAGTCACGGCGGGGGCCGGGTGCACGTGATCCTCACGTGCAAAGCTTGTCGCCGTTCCGACCGCCCCCGCGCCGCTGTCCGCGCGTGGTGTCTGTGTGCCCGCCGCCCCGCCACCGTCTACGCCGTTGCGCGTGACGGTGTAGCTTGTCGCCGTGCTGTCGTTGGAAAAAGTCAGTACCGTGCGGCTCCAGAGATAACCGCCCGGAACCGGGGCGGTAGGCGGTGAAGAATTCCACGTTCCTGTCGGAACCTGAGTCCCGTTGTCCGATTCCTGCCAGCTCTGCGCCGAGCTTGTCACCGTCGGGCTCGGCCCGACCGCGCCGCGCGGAATGCCGAGAAGAATGTGAAACGGCTCCCCGCCGCTTCCGCCCGTGACCGTCGCCGTCGCTTCCGAACCGGCGGCCAGCGTTTCCGCCTCCGCCGTCAGACCCGTGTAAGCCGTCGCCGCGTCAAGCACCGCCGCGATCTGCTGCGAGAGCACGTTGATATACGGTTCTGACTCGATGATTTCATCATCCGCCCACGCGCTGGGCTGGACAATCACGCGGAAGCACGCCGTCGAGAGCACTTCCCCCGCCGCGTTGTAAAAGCGCAGCTCTACCGCCGACACTCCGGCGACGGCAAGAAGCTGCTCGGCAAGACCGATTGTCACCGTGCCGTTAGACTCAATGACACAGGCCGGGGAATCGTCCTCCAACGTGTCGTAAAAGCCGCCCACACCGTCAGCGCGCCGGTATTTAACCGTCATCAGCGCCCCGGTGGGCGGCGCCCAGGGCGTGGAGCCGTCCAGCAGAGCGACGTTGACAAAGCGGGTCAATTTGTCATTCTGTGCCGCATAGACGGTCACAAAATTGGGCTGCTGGAAATTTAGGGTTGCAAAAGCGGTTGCCTGCATTTTCCCGCCTCCTTATATGGATTCTTTTAAGTCCTCGAAACTGCTTGCGTGCTTGATTTTCCATTCCAGCAACAGCAGCGAGTTATTTGTTGCATCCGCCGTTCCGCTCGCGCTGCTTGCCGTGTCCTTCGCCGTGCTCGCGAGGCTGTAGGCCGCGTCCGCGCGGTCCTTCGCGTTGTCGGCGGTGTTTTTCGCCGTCGTCGCCTTGGTGTTGGCCTCCGCCGCGCTCTCAGCCGTGTTTTTCATCTCATCTTTCAGCGGGGCGGACAGCGCGCGCTTGCTGACAGCGCCCGCGCCCATGCGCTGTGCCGTGATCGGTTTCAGCGCCTCTTTAACCTGCGTCTGCACGCGCGGAGCGATTGTAGACAGCATGACGCGGTTCTTCTCCGGCCTGCCCGGATAGCGCCAAACGGCAGCGACGCGGACAAAAACACGCGTCTCCGGGCGCGTCTCGTCAATCAGCAATATTTTTGTGTAGAGCGGGAAAGACAGAAAGCCGTATTTGTCCGGGTCAGCCCGGGCGAGATCGGCAACGTCGACCTCATAGGATCGCGCCGGGACGGCAATCTGCTGCACATACTCCAGCGCCCATTGCAGCATGTTCGCCGCGTCTGTGAATCGGGAATCGTTGACGTATTTGCAGAGGATTTTGTCGGTATATGAAAAATTCTCAACGTACGCCTTCCCGCTGTTGATGCTTGCAAAGGTCAGGCCGTCCTTTCCCACGACATAAAGGCGTGTGCAAAGCTCGGTGCTTTTCCCCTTGAATTCTACCGAGCGGAGGTTGAGCTCCCGCGTGAGATACGTTCCGACCGCGTCCGGGCCGCCCGCGTTCGGGCCTTTGTATTGGTCGATGACCGTCACGATCTTTTGCACGTTGTCGAAACGGTATGTCAGCCCGTCGAATTCGTCCCGCATCTGATTGAGCAAATCAAGCGGCGTCCCGCCGTCCATGCTGATGGGGCGCGTGTACAAAATTCCGCTGTAGTCATGCAGCGTCCAGCCGGGCGGCTTGACGGCGTTCACAACGACGCCCGGCGTTGTCTCCCCGCCGTCATAGTCAAGCAGCATTGTGCTCTGCCAGTCGGACAGGTCAAGCACTGCCTTGACTGTCGCCGTGTCCCCGCCGCCGTCGATTGCCTGCACGGTGTATAGCGCCGTTCCCTCGCTCTCTTCCCGGATTTGCGCTTGCTCCTGTATGAGCGTATATTCCGGGTCGAAAATTGAGATGGAAAATTGCAGTTCATCCAGCCCGGACGCAAGCTCCTTAACGCAATACTCATCGATATGCAGCGCGACGGCCCCGCCGCCTGCTGTCTGTAAAAACATCATAGCCCGCGCCCTCCGTTACACGTAACACGGCTCATACTGCACCGTGACCGGCCCCGCCGTCGCCGTGATGGTATTGTTGCCCGGCACAAGCGCCGGAAAGCGCGTAAAAACGGTGTTGAGCGCCCAATTCTGCCCGTTGACGGTCACCAGCTTGTTAATTCCGTCAAAGCAGACAACCGCCCCGGCGGGGACACTGGAAAAGACGGCCTCGCCGAGCGTAAAGCTTCCCGCTTCCACTGCCGTCGCCGTAAGTTTCACGTCCGTGTATGGCATTGTCGATAGGCAGTTAACCGCACCGCCCGCCGCGACAGAGACAGACACAGACGCGCCGTGCCGCACACCGACAAGCTTATATTCCGCCCGGATTTTTGCCTCCGTTTCTCCCTGCCCGATCAATTCCTCCGCGCCCGTCTCTTTGCAGACGGCGCGATAAAAAAAGCCGTCGTCCGGGATAAAGAGATCGACCGGGGCGAAAAGTACGGAATTGAGCCGGGAGCGGTTCAACTTGACCGCATGGAGATCGGCGCCGGTGAAAACAAACGTCAACCGGATTTCACGCAGACCGAAGCTGTTTTTCAGAAGCTCAAAGCTCGTGCGGTTCAGCCCTTGAAAGATTTCCGGGGAAAACGGCGTTTCCCCGATGCTGTAATCCAGCAGCGCGGCCCCGCCGAAATCTGCGAGCGGCGCGCCGTTGATTGTCACGTCCTGTAAAATATCCACCGCTCTACAATTCCTCCCATGCAAGTTGCTCACCCATGTCCCAGGCGGTCGCGCGTGCGATTTCCCGCCCGTTCAGTACGATTGTGTTTTCGATCGCCCGCGCGCCGATGTTCCCGCGCGCGGCAATATTGACGGACACAGACCGCTCAAAATCCGCCCGCGTCGGCAGCGCAAACGACAGCGCGCCGGACAGCTCCGGGGCATAATCCCGGATCTGCCGCGCCCAGCCCTGCATCATGTCCGGCATCCATTCGCTGTCATCCGCCATCGGGCCGATATCTGGCTCGCTGTGATGCAGATACCGGGAAATCAGCGTTGCCGCAGCATCGACAGCAGACTCAAGATAGCTGGCCGCGCCGGTCGTGATGCCCCGCGACAGGCTTTCCATCATGTCCTCGCCCCAGTTCTCGGCGTCTGAGGCGACGGTTGTAAGCGCCTGCATATCCGCGTCGGTCAGATTTGAGAGAAATTCCCCGTACTGCGCTTGCAACTCATTCAACCGGGATTGATCCGCTGCCCAGGCCGCATTTGCGCCGAGGGCGCTGTTGGCGTAGAAGGACGGGTCTGTGTTCGCCGCATTCATGCGCGCCGTGATCTGCGCATATTCCAGCGCGGCAGCAGCGTATTCCCGCTTCTGTGCTTCTTCCTGCGCCGCCTGATTCTCCGCCGTCACGCCCCGGGAAACCGGCAAATCACTAATGCCAAGCAGCTTTAGAACCGGGC